CTCCCACCGTTGCTGAGGTTGTCCCTAGTGATGCTGCTCTCAAGGTGGAAACCAAGCAGCCCAAGCCTCAGCAGCAGAACAACAAGGGCGGTAAGAAATGATTACCCGTATCGCTGGGTTTCTGTTCTATACCTTGATGACCGGCCTGTGCGCCATCACTACTGTTGGTTATGCCAACGATGCGGTTAAGGCCCTTGATAAAAAGAACTAACCTCTAGCACATAGCAGGACTCATACGTACTAGGTGCGACTAGTCGCGTAACGGGGTCTTGTGTAGAGACAGCACCTCCACATAAGGTTATCTTGTGTGGGTTGTGTGAGTCCTGCTATGCATCTAGGGATTAGATCAATGTGCTATTCAC